AGCTTGTGGAAAAAGGTCCGGCGGGATGTCGGCGCCACCGTTGCTCCGTTGACAGGATCTCCAGTACGGGATCAGTTCCCGGTGAAGCTGCAGCGGACCTTCCTTGCCGTGTGCGGCCTGGAGCGCTAGGAGATCCTGCCAGTCCGAGGATTCCACGGTGGAGCGTTCGATCGCCCAGCGGAGATCCCTTAGGTGCCGTTTCTCTAGGCGGATCTGCTCCCGCTCCTGTTCACGCTGTTCACGCTGGCGTCCTTTCGTTGTCCACTCGCCGCCGGTCAAGGCTGAGCCTCCCGCAGCCATGCCTGGCAGGTCTGCACCGTGTCGGGTTCCAGCTCCTGCAGGAAGGATCCGCCTTGCAGGCACAAACCCGCACCGGCTTCAATCTCCTGGAACGTGGAAAGGTAGTAGTCGGCGCAGAGGATCCCGCCACTGAAGCGGAACTCTACGATCGGTTCAGGGTGTCCGCCCCGTACGCGGCGTGTCGCTGTCAGGCGGACTTCTAGGACGGATCCCTGGCGGGTTAGCACTTGCATGGTGCCTTGGCTCGGCTGTGCTCTGGCACAGTAGCAGCAGCCGCAACTCTTGCCAGCTGGCACTGATCTGGTACAGTAGCGAGGCATTAAAGCAAGCCCTGCCATGCAACCAACCACACCTAAGCCCAGCCCAGCTCTGCTGGAGCGTATCAACCGTCTAGACGGCTGCGCGGGACAGTGGATCCTTGACCTCCGGGACCGCGATTGTCGCGGATACGATCTGCACCACCTAAGCGCTGGTTTCAGTGCTGCCGGCTTCGGAACGATCAAGGATCCTACGGCTGCCCTGGAGTTCTGTTGCGCTAACCGCTGGAGAGACTGTCGCCTTCTGTTCAGCGCCGACAGGCTAAACGACGATTGCTCATGGCCGGGAGGCTACAGCGCTCCAAGCATTTACCGGTCAAACGCCCGTGTCTTCCGGGGTGAGTTCCGCCGTGAACTGGAACTGGCGGACGGCGATGCGGACGGGATCAGCCTAGATGTTCGGTACGTGTCCGAAGAGATGCTCGAAACGCTGGACAGCTTGGAAGGTTATCCGCTGATCAGTGAGGACGATCATAGTGAGCTGGAACTGGAACTGCAGGATGAAGCGTGGGTGAGTTGGGCGGCCGCAGACTGGCGGGCGCTTGTGCTGCATTCGCTGGCTGATCACGCGCCCGACTCGATCGAGGATCCGGAGGACTGGGCGGAGACTTCCCTGGAACCCGTCACGTCAGAAACCCTATTCGAGCTGTTTCGGGCTTGCTGCGATCAATCCTCAACCTACTGGCAGGAAGAGTCGGACGGTGAACAGTGGATCGACCTTAAGCGTGCAGCCTCTGCACTTGATCTGGCGGACCTTAAGGATCTCACCGGATTGGCACTGCTGCCGGCAGAGCAGGAGTGGCGGCGGGAGCCGTATCCCTGGCCGGACGGATCCTCGGATCCTCTGGCGCCTGCGCTTGCTTGACGCGATCCTCGCTGCGCTCGGCTCACAAGCTGCTACAGTTACAAACGAGAACCCAACCCTTAGGACTCACCCCATGACGACATTCGAGCATCGCTGGACTGGAGCCCACGTGTCAGGCTCCACGGCCTGTGCTGTGGTGAAGTATCACGGCCCGACCAACACTCGCGGATCCCGCTGGATTGCCACCATCAAGCGCGGCGGAGGTGAAGTGTGGCGCGCGGCTGTGCCGTTTCAGGACGGGCCGCTGGTGGCTGCCGTCGCTGCGGCGCGTAAGTTCGGCGCAGACTGGACGCCTGAGACCTGCCACAGCATCGATTCTGATACTTACGCTGTGGGGTTCTGATGCTGTACAACGTTTGGCTGTTACGTGAGGATGGGACCCCATCGCCGGCCGGGCCGTCTCCCATTACAGCTTCGGGCATTGTTGACGCACAGCGGGTCGCCGCGCGGACCCTCGCAGAATGCCAGGCCGCTGGAGTGCTCACGGGCTGGAGCATCCACACTGTCACAGAACGGATTTAAGCGGAAACCCTATCGATCAACAGCCCGGCCATGCTGCCGGGCTTTTTAGTGTGCGGCGGCGGTTAGCATGTACGTAGAACGTTTGTGACGCTAACCGTGGATGATTCCGCTGATCAGGAAGTAACGAAACCGCAGCGGCCGTACGGTAAGCGTAACCCGGACGCGGTTATCGAAGAACGTAGAAAGCGGCTGTACAAGCGGCAGTTGTCTGGTTTGACTGTGCGGCAGCTGGTTCTAGAGCACTCTGATCGTGAGTCCATCGCTGAAGCTACAGCCTGGCGTGATTGGGAAGCCGTAAAAACGTGGAACGAGGAGGATTGGCTTAAGGATCGGGACTCGATAGTGTCACGTCTCCAGGGAATGCGGCTGCGAGCGATCAACGCTGCAATCCGGAAGGGACAGATCGGATCAGCCCAGCTGCTCATGCGCGATCTTGGCGCCGTGGTTGGGGAAGTTGCGCCAGAGGCTCAGGCCGCATCCGCTCCCGTCCTGCGAGTGGAGATCGACGACAAACGGGCCGGTTGATTTCCGGCCTGTTCTGTGCAACACTAGGGAGTCCCCAGGGAAACCCTCCCATGCTCCGTTTCCTGCTCCGTCCCATCCCGTTTACGGCTGCCACGCTGTCGGCTGTGCTGCTGGCAGTCTTCGCCACTGAACTGGCGAAACAGAGCGCTTACGCTTACGGTGCCTGTCTTGCCAGGCATGGCTCTGTCGCCTACTGTCGCCTGCTGGTGAGCGGTCGCTGAAGCCTAGTACACTTGCACTATGTTACAGTGTGTGACAGTTGAGCCGCCGCGTGCGGCTCTTCTGTGCTACAATAACAGAGTCAACCGCATCGCCTCACCATGGCAACCATCACCACACTCGCCGCTCTACTGCTGGCGCTAATCCTGCTCCCGCTGCTCGTGCTCTGCTGGGCTTCGGAGTCTCGGCAGCAACGCGCCAGGCGCTGGCGTCGCGCAGGCTGGACGCAACAGCGTATCGCTGATCGACTCGGCTGCAGCCGCTCTACCGTTCGCCGGCTGCTGGCGGCCTAGTACAGCCGCACTACCGAGCCCGGCCACTGCCGGAGTAGTACGGGCGCACTACCGGGGTAGGGTCCGGCGATTGGTGGCGCGTGGCGCTGCTCAGGGAACCTACTGACACATTCCCAATTCCTTCCTCTGTTACACACCGGGGGCAGGGGTTCAATTCCTGTAATACCCTAGAAGGTACCCTCCCCCACAAAAATGCCCGAAACGGCTGGAACACTCTCCCTCCGCTACGCCCAAGGGCAAGTTTTCTCCAGCCGCAAACGCTTCCGCGTCCTAGTTGCCGGCCGCCGCTTCGGCAAAAGCTACCTCTCCTGCATCGAATTGCTGCGTGGAGCAATCGAACGCCCGGGCGAAACCTTCTTCTACGCCGCCCCGACCTACCGAATGGCGAAAGACATCGCCTGGAAAGTCCTAAAAAAGCTCGTCCCCAAAGCCTGGATCAAATCCAAAAACGAAACCGACCTCAAAATCGAGTTAGTTAACGGCTCAACAATCGAACTGAAGGGCACCGAAAACGCCATGGCCCTCCGAGGCCGCAGTCTGGCTGGCGTGGTGCTCGACGAAGCCGCCTTCATGGACTCCGAGGTCTGGTTCGAGGTCATCCGCCCCGCCCTAGCCGACAAACAGGGCTGGGCCCTCTTCATTTCCACCCCGGACGGCACCGCCAGCTGGTTCTACGACCTCTGGTGCTACTGCGAAGAAGGCGACACGGACTGGCAACGCTGGCAATTCACCACCATCGAAGGCGATAACGTCCCACCAGAGGAAATCGAAGCCGCCCGCGCCCAACTCGACGCCCGCACCTTCCGCCAAGAGTTTGAAGCCAGCTTCGAAAACCTCTCCGGCCTCGTCGCCATCTCCTTCTCCGACGACAACATCGACAAAATCGTCCAAGACCTCCCCGTCCTACCCCTTTTGCTGGGCGTGGACTTCAACATCGACCCCATGTCAGGCATCTGCGCCGTCAAAAAAGGCGACGTCCTCTGGGTTTTCGACGAAATCATCATGACGGGTGGCGCCACCACCTGGGATCTCTGCGAAGAAGTCCAATCCCGCTACGGCGTGGAGCGCCGCATCATTGCCTGCCCGGACCCCACCGGCGGCGCCCGCAAATCCAGCGGCGTTGGAGCCACCGACCACAACATCCTCCGCAAATCCGGCTTCACCGTCTCCAGCCCCCGCTCCCCCTGGAAGATCCGCGACAAAATCACCTGCGTCAACACCGCCCTCCTGGACGCCTCTGGAACCCGCCGCCTCTTCATCCACCCGCGCTGCAAAGAACTCATCAAATCCCTCCGCACCCTCACCTATTCCCCCGGCACCGGACTCCCCAACAAGAACCTCGGCGTAGACCACGCCTTCGACGCCCTGGGATACCTCTGCCTCCAAACCTTCAACCTCGCCAAACCCGAGAACCTCGGCAAAACCAACTATCGTGTGTGGTAAGCACCGTCGGTATAAAACATGGCCCCCAAAAAGCCCTCCAAAGCCCAGAAAAAAGTCTCAAAAGTGATGCGTGAATACAGCAAAGGCGAACTCCACTCGGGCAGCAAAGAAGGCCCCGTAGTCAAATCCCGCAAACAAGCCATCGCCATCGCCATGTCCGAAGCCGGCATGACCAAAAAACCCCGCAAAAAAGGTAAGAAGTAAGCCATGGCCACTGGAACCGGCATCGTCTACGACGGCGAACTAACGATCTACCCCAGCCAGAGCCGCACCACGGCAGGCACACTAACTTTTTCCGACGTCACTGCCGGCCACACCTGTTTTCAGGTCGTCGTCACGGATTTTGTCTCCGGCCACATTGACGTCGATTTCTACGCCAGCCTCAACGGCACCGACTTCGGCCTAGTCACCGCCGCCACCAAACACGCTGGAGCCCAGCGCATCAGCGCCAACGGCACCTATCTCTATTTCATCCAGGACAAACCCGTACGCGACTACCGTTTCGAGGTCGTAACCATCACCCAAGCCGGCCCCACAATCACAGTCTCCCTTGGCGCACTCTCATCCAGCTAATGCCCATCCAAACCATCAACGGCGGCTGCATCCACATCGAAATTGATGCGGAGGACGGCCTCACCCACGCCACCTTCGCCTTCAAAACCCCTTCCCTTCCCGAAACCCTAGGCGGCTTCGTCACAATGCTCGCCCACGGCATAGAAGTCCTGGTACCCCTTCCCGACCCCGACGACGAGGAGCCCGAAGAAGATGATTGAATACCGAGGCGAAACCTTCGAGGGCTACAACAAACCCAAGCGCACCCCCAACCACCCCAACAAATCCCACGCAGTCCTTGCCAAAGAGGGCAACGTGGTACGCCTCATTCGCTTCGGTCAGCAGGGCGTAACTGGCTCACCACCCCAAAAAGGAGAATCAGCAGCAGACAAAGCCAGG